TGTGGGTAAGAGGTGCTATTGATTAAGCCGTTATCGTTTAATGTCGGGTTTGTACTCGTTCCAAAAACGGTAATCCGCACACCGTTTACATACAAACGCCACCTGTCCTCAGCGGTTGCATTAGTCGTATCAAAAACATTGACAATGTGATACCAAGCAGATGGGTCGCGGAAAACTTGGGTTGTGTATTTAAGGGGTGTTCCAGTTATATTAGCGACAACACGAAGCGTGTCATCAGAGTTGAAATACATATCGTGGTAAGTAACACCGTTTGTTCCGCAAGAAAAGATGTCCTGAACAGACCCTAAAGAACCTCTTTTAACCCACCCACTCCAAGTCCAAGTCTTAAGGTTTCCAGCAACCGAAGGTGTCCGATTGAAATAAGCAGACGCACTTGAACGCAGACGCACGCTGCGGCTGATCTGGTAGCCGTCGTCGCCTGTAGCTAAAAGTTGTGAAGAATCAATTACACTCATTTTACGTCCGATAGAAGTTTGGCAGTGATACGTGTACTACTTTCCACATAATATACCAAAACATCTACGGCACTAGCTGTAGTGGTTAATGTGGGAGCAGTTCCACCAGGAAATTTCCAATAACTGCCATAAGCCAATGTACGAGAACCAGTACCATCCTGAGTAATCACAATAGTACCAGATTGACCTGCTGTTTGGTTAGAGGGGTTAGCCAAAGTACGGTTACCACCAAGAGTCACTGAGAAATAGTTTCCAGCGTTGAAATCAGCTGTAATGGTTGCACCATCAGTGAGAGCACTAGGAGTGCCTCGCTGTGCTTTTGTAAACGATTGGTTGAGGTTAGTTTTAGCCGTGTTAGCGTCATAGCCTTGCACAGAGACACCAATGTCAGTTGTCTGCAACATAGCAGCCATAGTAGCTGCAATGGGACGCAATTCAACTTTATCACCAGCGAGCCATGCTTGTGCAGTTGTATTGTCTTGACCACGAACAATAGTGAACGTGTCACTAGAACGTGCTGTAACTTTTACAATCTCCACTGCCCCACTCAAGTTTGCCAACGTAACATAAAACACGTCAGAACCAGTTAATGTGGGGAATAGTGCTCCAGCGCCAGTGGCGACTGCCAACGACGTCACCGAGGAGTTAATTCCAGCAGAGAGTGTCGTTGTTGCATTGTTAGTAAACTTGATGGTCATGTCATTAGCCCACAGTGATGGTCCAAGTGATCGTCAACGAGTCAGCAGAACCTTTGTTAATAGCAGAGAAAACGATACGGGAAAGCAATGTACCAGAGCTAGAGGCATTGAAAATACCAGCTTCTGTCAAAGCACCTGTACCTGTACCAGCAGCATAGGTAGTAACCAAAGTCACCACGTTAGAAGCCACGCTGGAAGAGGTGAATGCCTGACGGACCAATTCAGAGCCTAGAGAGGTATCACCAACGGCAGCAGCTGTGCTGCTTGTACCGATTGCCATGTAGGTAAAAGGACTGGTGGAGCTGTTGATAACAGCATTAGCCAAGAAGTTCTTACCTGTGTTAACGATCAAGTTTTTCTTTTCAAGAACAATTTCATCGTTGAGTTTGATGCAAACATCACCACGAAGATTGAGAGAGTCGTTCATATTTTATCCTAATGCTAGTGTGTCTAGTGCAGCACCATTCAGAGCAGTGGTACTAGAGAAAGTTGTTGACAACGATTCTGTCACAGACACAGAATCAGAGATAGATTTGGAGATTGTGAATGCCTTGATTTCTGTAAAGGACAGAGAGTCAGCATTATGTTCGGTTTCAGAGAACCATGTGGATTCACCAACAGAAACTGCATCAGACAGAGGCCTGCTCAACGTTCTGCTCATATTCTCTGCAAGAGAAATTGACTCAGAGAAGCTACGAGCTAGAGCAACCAAAAGACTTTCTGTAATCTGGAAAGTCTCATAAAGAGAGCTTTTGTCTGTGTAGTTAAACGCAAAGGTATTAAAGGCATTTGTGTTAAGAGTATTATTAGAAGTCAGCGCATCGCCAACAAACTTAGTGACATTCTTAACCACAACCTCATTGAGACCCATGACATCTGCTTGGTTGTACCAGAGGTTTTCTGGAATGTAATTGTCTTCAGCAGGATATGGTCTAGCCCAGGGCACAGAGATTTGCTCGCGTTGTACACGTAACAAATCCTGTGGATGGCGCTGTTCCCAGTCCTCCTGACACACCATGAGTCCATCCCACCGCTTTTGAAGCTGATTAGCTTTAAATTTACGGCCACATGAATCGCATAGTGCGTTCCAGTTTCCTAAAATGAGATGGTTCTTCATACAATCACTTCAAGAAAAGTAGTTTGTAGATGGTAGAACGGAACAGTTTAACTATTTCATCTACATCATTTTGTAAGGCAGAATCTGTACCAAAAGCCTCTTTTCGGTTTTCCTGAATCCACTTTTTAGTGTCTTGGAAGTATTTAAGAGGTTCTGTTTCCTTTGAACCAAGAGGAGAGAGCTTTAGTTTCTCTTCAAACTCCCCTTGCCATTGCTCAGTTAAGCCATCTGCATGATCTACAATATCTTCATAGAAGGTTTGTAGAGCCATGTGCTGAGCATAACTATCTGTTGCTAAATGCATCTGATGAGCTATGGTGCGGCTTAGGAATAAAACATTAATAAATTTACTAGCCGCTTCCTTATTCATTGTTAGCCCCCGTAATAGACAATAAACGAGGCGCCTGTACCCGTCACTGACGCATACAACCCATCTTGAAAGAAGACGGGATTTTCAAAAATAAAATGTGCAACTTTGTTTGCACCTACGCAAAGACCTTTTACGCCCACTTTGCCAGAACCAGCAGCGGGGTTGTCGTACAAGGACACTGTGGCATCGTTTGTGCCATCAGTAAAAACAGTCAACGCATTAACACGCTGACGACCAGCAAAAATAACTCCGCTGGAAGAGAGTACACCAGACGATTGTGAAGAAGCCATTTCTTACTCCTGCAAGATTAATGAAACACGAAAAGGGGCGCAAGGCCCCTCTCCATTAACGTACGTATGAAATAATCAAGTACGACTCACCTGCGGTGGGGTTGCCAGTAGTGGCAGTGCCCTTAACGTAGATGGGTTTGTCCAAGCCCAGAGGAACTTGGTAGTGGTCAACGCCACCCAACTTCTGCAACAGAGTGTTAGCACCAGCAGCACCGTAGGCGCTAGCACCAGACACATATTCTGCGCCACCCGAAGTAGAACCAATGTCAATAGTAGCAGCAGAGATGCTGTTACCAGTCAATTGGGATTCCACTTGCAGGACCATGCTCAGGATAGAAGCATCTGCGGGAAGGATTGCCACCAAGGTGTTAACCGCTGTAGTACCAAAGTTCGCCGAAGAAAGTTTTACAACTTTGACAGTGACGTCTTTAATGTTACTGGTTGCGGAAGGACCACCAGGGTTAGGATCGCTAACTGCGACCTGACCTTCGACAAATTGAATAGCCATAATTTTTCCTTATAGAGGAGGGGATTGCTCCCCTCTAGGTTAATTAGGCGCCAGCAGAACCGTACAGACCACGGGGATCGGTCCAGCCGAAGCTGTAACGAGCAGTAGCCTTGAACTTAGCGTTCTCAGTATCCCAATCATTGTCCATGTCGAATGCATCTGCACGACGCTCAAAATACTTCATGCCGTGGGGCACGTTAGTACGGATGAACCAAGCATCGGTGTCAGTCAAGAAGTGGTTGACGTGGATCGTAGGAATCAAGCCAGAAGTCTTGATAGCGTTCAGATCGTTGTTGTCAGTACCAACTCGACCATCAGAACCCAAGATACGCTTAGCTTCAAACTGGAGCTGACGTGGGATGATGAGGGACTCAGGCTTAACAGCGATAAGCAGACCAGCGTCGTTGGTGAAACCAGCGATGTCGATACAAGCTTGTTCCAAAGCAGCTTCAGACAAGTCAGAAGCAGTGCTCAGGGTGTTAGACCATGTGCCACCTTTGATGTTGGGGTGATCGGAAGCAATCAGTGCTTTACCGTCGCCACCTGTATAAGAGGTGTTGAAAGCGCGGTTGTACACGTTTGCACCGAGAACCTCTTTAGTTTGGCGCATAGAGAAGGCCAAACCTTGAGCTTTACGCTGACCTACCACATCGTATTGGTCGTCTTCCATCATCTCACGAGTGATGATGAAACCCAAAGCCATCACAACGTGTTGGTAACGTGTGATGAAACCTTGTTTCTCGCTGTCATAACTGATGGGCGCGCCTTCAGCCTTTTGAACAGCCAGACCAAACGAGCTGATACCGACGTCTTCTTCAAACGCTTTTTGCGATGTGAATTTGTCGAACAGTTGATCGTATTCGGTGTCGTATTCGTTATACGCTTTACCGTACCATGCGTTTACGCCAGGCCACAGGGCCTTGGCAAATGAGCCGCTATTGATAATAGACATATTCTATTTCTCCTCTAATTAATAACCAGTAGCACCAGTACCAGTGCCATAAGCAACTTGGTTCAGCTTAACATAGTAGCTGAAATAGGTGTCACCAGGGATGTTGTCAGGACGGTTGGGGAAACCAACAATCTTGAGAGGCAGAGTAGCGGTTGTAGCCAAGCCAGAACTGTCCAACTGCATACCAGAAGCGCCAGTTACGGTGCTACCAGCGGTAGTTGTGAATTGACCGTTCAAGCCAACGTTAGCAGTGATGGTAGCAGCGGCAACGCTAGTACCAGCATATTGCACTTCATAGACCACGTTAGGATCATCACAGACCAACAAATAGCGGTCAGTAGAAGCTGCACGATACACGGGAGTGTTCAGGTTGGTAACAGGAGGAACGTTAGTAACGTCACCCACACCAGTGAACACAATACCCACGACGATACCGACAGCAACGTCAGTAGCGCCAGCACGAGTCACTGTGGGAGCGCCAGTAGCCGCACGAGCGTCACCAGCGAGTTTCACAGCATCACCCACCATAATCACGGTGGAGTCAGACGAAGGCACAAAGTACAAGTTGGCTTGGCCATTGTACGGAGCACCTGTAATAGATTTAACGGGACGGAACCCGTTAGCACGAGATACACTTGCCATTAGCAATTCTCCATTAATTAAATAGACATTTCCTAATAGCACTTATAGTTGTTTGTTAGCTTCGAGAAATTTCGAGCTTACCGTAAGTACCATCAAGAGCTTTTGCTTTGGTGGCTTGTTCCAGCTGGTTAACATGTTCCTGTTTTCGTGCCTGATCCTCTTCGTACCATTCCTTTTTAATGCGAACGACGAAGGCTTTCTGGCCTTGACCAACGGACAATTGGGCTTTAGAGCCTTCAGCGGTTGCTGAGTTAACTCGTTTGTCCCCCACCCTCACAGAATCCGCTTCAACCAGCTCATAGCCAGCATCCATGAATTCCTGCACTCGATCTCCCGAGTCATTAATAATTCTATATACGTAGTTGGGG